ATCAGAATTTTCACAGCTATTTTTCTCGACTTCTTTTACCACATCTTTATAGAAAATTTTCTCTCCGTTTCTAATGCAATAAACATTGTCCGAGTCGTTTGTGTTTTCCACATATCTTCTTAAAATAACCGATGCATACTTCTCATCAAGTTCCATTGTGTAGCAGATTCGGTTTGAAAGTTCGCAAGCCATAAGGGTTGAACCACTTCCACCAAAAGTATCTATAACAACGGCATTTTCTTGTGTTGAGTTTTGAAGTGGATAAGCAAGTAAATCAAGAGGCTTACTTGTCGGATGGTTTTCGTTTCTCTTTGGCTTTTTGAAGTTCCATATAGTAGTTTGCTTTCTATCGGAATACCAGTTGTGTTTGCCGTTTTGAAGGAATCCGTAAAGAACAGGTTCGTGTTGCCATTGGTAGTCACTTCTTCCAAGAACGAGTGAGTCTTTTACCCAAATGCAACAACCTGCCATATGGAATCCACTATCAATGAAAGCCGTTCTAAAATTCAAGCCTTCCGTATCTGCGTGAAAAACATATGCACTTGCACCGGGTTCTACATGAGCCACCATATTCTTAAACGATGCAAGAAGGAAGTTATAGAACTCTTCGTTCTTCATTGAATCATTTTTAATGGTAAGTCCACTTGAAGACTTGAAGGAAACACCGTATGGCGGATCAGTCAAAATCAAGTTGGCTCTTTTTCCATCCATCAGTTTATTAACATCGTCTTCGTTAGTGGCATCACCACAATAAAGCACATGTCTTCCAACAATCCATCTATCACCTTTTTCAACAAAGGTTGCTTTCTCAAGAGCAGAAGTCAAATCGTAATCATCGTCTTCTACTTCTTTTTCTTCTTTGAATAAATCGGTAAGTTCGTCTTCATCAAAACCGGTAAGAGATAAGTCAAAGGCATCGGCATTCAATGATTCAAGTTCAACCTTCAACATTTCTTCATCCCAACCTGCATCAAGAGCCATTCTATTGTCGGCAATGATGTATGCTTTCTTTTGAGCCTCCGTAAGATAGTCAACATATACACAAGGTATCTCATTTATTCCTTCGGCTTGAGCTGCTTTAACTCTTCCATGTCCTGCGATAATATTGAAGTTCTTATCAATGATTACGGGATTAATAAAGCCAAACTCACGAAGAGATGCTCTTAGTTTTGAGATTTGTTCAGGGCTATGTGTTCTTGCATTGTTGATATATGGGATAAGCTTATCTATGGAAACTAGTTCAAATTCAGTAGTTGTCTTCATATTAAACAAGCCCCCATTCGGCAAACTTCTCAAAGCCACCTAAATCATTAATAAACTCACGAGCAATCTCTACGATTTCACTGTAAGGTCTACCATCGATTGTTTCATCTCCAATAGCACAACAAAGTTCAATAGGCACTCCGGTTTCTTGTGCTTTAAGGAAACAGTAAATGTTGATTGATACATCGGCTTTGGATAGGTCTTTACCGTGAAGTCCACCACCGGTTACCGAGTCTGCCATATCAGAACCAAGTTTTCTATTGGTTGCTCCACTATCTACATCAGTACCACCCGTCCAATCACCAAGAGGATTCACTTCGGCATTCTTGAAAAGCATTCTCAAGCTGTCTGAATGAGCATTGCTTTGGCAAAGAATAAGCCTTTCTTTATTGATGATGTATTTACCATCGTAAGGGAACTCTTCATAAATTTCTCTTGCGATTCTAGATAACTGCTTTTGTTCTTTAGTCAAAGGCATACCTTTGAAGATTCCGTTATCCCCACAACGAATGGTATCTTTTTGGTTCTTTGCAAGATGCACATCTTGAGCTACTTCATGGCAATCAAGAATGATACCTTCTCCTGCAATTCTATGAACGGCATTCAAAATATCTTCAACGGAAATATGCACCGAGGTTTCAATAATCACATGGCAAATACCATGACCGATTAGCACCTCAACGGCAACCTTTGGATTTTCTTCAAGTTCGTATGCAAGGTCTACAATAGCACCAGCAATTCTATCTGCGATTTTGTCAGGATGACTTGGATTTACTTTTTCAAACATTTTCTTTTTCTCCTTCTATGTTTTTAAATATTTCGGTTAGGCAATTAACAACGATTGAATTGCCTGCCATTTTATATAATTGCGTTTCACTGACATCAGCTGTAAAGGCTCTATCAATGTCGCAATCTTTCCACCCCATAAGTCTCCAACATTCTCGTGGAGTAAGCCTACGGATAGATATAAGTTCTTTTGGATCATCTACCACAACTGCTACATCATTAGGACTAGTTTTCAAAGTAGGAATTGCATCCTTTTGAACGACTCCTCTTTTGCTTTGAGTTCTATTGGTGTATATTCCGTCACCAATGTGGGCTATCGCATAGCCTTGTTTGGTAGCTTGGGGTACAATAACGATATTATCCTTTTGTACAGTGGTTAAAGTGTTAGACACTCCGTCCTTGTTGATTTCAAGGTTCTGCTTGTAGGTATCATCCTTGTCCTTTCTTCCACGAAGTGCTCCAATCACAGGTTCAATAATGAATGTATCGGTAGCTCTACTTCCAGGACAAGTTGTAATCGTCCAAGCATACTCATCGTCTTTGCCTCTCGGTCTAAACCTAAGACCACGAATCAATCCATTACGGTTTTTCATAGAAGAAAAACAAGTAATCAGTTTCTCACTTAAGAAATACTTTTCACCGACATTTTCTTCAAGCAGGTCTTTGAGTTTTGTTTCAAGTGGCTTTCCGGTTGGAAATGTGTAAGAGGCATTCTCATCACGAATAGACAACATAAAGATTCGTTCTCTGTTTTGTGGTACTCCGTACTCTCTTGCATTTAGCACCTTGTAAAAGTTCTTGTAGCCGAGTCCTTCAAGGTAGTTTAGCCACTCATCAAAGTACGGCTTGAACTTTACCGAGATTAGGTTCTTCACATTTTCAAGTAGCAGATACTTTGGAAGTTCCTCATTTGCTTTTGAAACATCCAACAGTCTTTGAACTTCCCACAAAAGGCTACTATTGGTATTGCTACCTTTTTCCAAACCTTGCATCCTACCACTTAACGAAATGTCGGTGCATGGGAATGAATAAGTCCACATATCTGCTTTCGGTAATTTTTCTATTTGTTTGATATCTCCGAGATTCGGTGTTTCACCATGTAGTTTTTCATAGACCTTCAAGGCATATCTATCAATTTCACTGATAGCAACAACCTCGTGTTCTATGTTTGCATCTTTGAGTGCTTGTCTTTGAGCACCTACACCGGAGAAGAGTTCAATCACTTTTATCATCGTTTTTCTCCTTTCAATGAAAAAAGGCAACCATAAGGTCACCTTTCTCGATTTCTAATATTCAGTAATTTTTCCATCATCAAGTCTTGTTCATCAAGCTCATCTCCGCCTTCCGAACCATTGTCTTTTACAATCACATAGATTTGGTACCAGGTTGCATTGATTTGTTTCATATATGCTTGAGCCATTTGAACATAGGGACTTGCGATTGCGTTTCCCGTTGTCGGATGTTTTGCAAGCATTCCGTATTCCGAGATGGCATCTTCCGTTTGAATCCATCTTGCCACCGACATTGCATATTGTTCTAGTAGCTGAGTAGATACGGCTTTTTCACAACCTCGTTTTTTTAGCCATAGGTAGGTTGTATTGAACACCTCTTCTGCCATTAAGTCCTTACCGTTTTTTTGCTTTGCTTTCAGATAGTCCTTAACCGGTGGAACATCCATTCCTTCAATCTCATCAGGAGTTGGTAGTTCGTCTATGGTTTCAAGGCTTGCATTTAATATTTCTTTTTTGGCTTTAGAAGTAGGCTTTTTACCACTTCCTATTCGTGCTCCACCACGAGCAGTTCCGTCTTTAGCCATAGGCTAACCTCCTTTTGGGTTAATACCCCCTTTGAAAAGAAAAAAATTCGCACGAAACCCCAGGCCGGTCTCGAAACGAATTCGTGTAGAGATTCAAGTCCCCCTACGGTCAGTAGTGATTCTTTCTATCTCCAAGTTCAATATGTAATTTATTATGACAAGATTTACAAACCGACATAAGGTTTGCTTTGGCGTTTGTTCCACCACGAGAAACGGGAAGGATGTGATGAACTTCTTCAACGGGAGTGTATCTACCTTCCTTTAGGCATAACTCACACAAAGGATGTTCTTTTACATATCTCTCTCGTATCCTTGCCCACTCGTGTCCGTACTTCTTTTTATGATCAGGAGAACGAGTGTACTTGTCATAATCTTTCTGCATTATCTTTTTGTGTTCTTCACAGTACTCATCATTCGTTAGCTTATTGCATCCCGGATAATGACAACCGTGTTTTATCTTGTATGGCATTTCGTTCCTCCTTTCTAAATTTGGGCATGAAAAAAGGCCAGGGAATTTCTTCCTTGACCTATAATTCTTTTCGGATTTCTCCTATTATAATGATACCACACTCTTGCTATGAACTCAACAGTTCACAACGGCTCACAGTGGGTCAAAATTAGCCTCTTGCATTATTAATGTTTTTTCTTACTTCTTCTGGATTCTTAACACCATTAAAATAAATGTTGTTTCTATTTGTTCCTTGAATACAAACATTACCATACCCAAAAATTCTTCCCCAAAATGAAGTATTGACAGTTATATTTTCAATTTTGTCTAAAGACATTTCATCACAATGAACACTTACTAATCCGTACTTTTCAATTACTTTTTTATTTGTAATGACCAATTCAGTAGTTGCATATCTAATACTTAATGCAATAGCTTTAATAGTTGGAATGAAAATAATCCAACATCCTATAATTCCCCATATCCAAGCAAGCACTAGTCTAAGTGGATGTAATTCAACTTTTTTTTGAATTGTTTCACCATTTTGCAAAACCTTTGATTCAATATAAGCCATAGTAAATCCTCCAATTTAATTTTTGATAAAATTTTACCCCCCCCCGAAAAAAGTCAAGTGTTTTGCACAATTTTTTATAATTTTGTTACATTTATCTTTTCCAATGCCTTATTATGCCACCTTTTCACCGTTGCCACTGAGTAGTACATCTTAGTTGCTATTTCTTCCCAAGTGAGTGTGTCTAAATAACGCATTATCAGGATATTCTTGTAATCTTCATTTTCAAGGGCTTCAATTAAGGCAAGTAT